TACATTACTGTATTACGCTACTGTAAACTGCTGTGTCGCACAGTTCCCTATCATAATTATATTCTCCTTTACTTGTTGAATTCGAATTTAATGGATTTACCATTTCGTACTATTGTGTTTTAGGCGAAAACCCCCCTTTATGCTAAAGGGTTTGCTTGAATCTTATACCATTTCTGTAATTCATCATTAGTTCTACTATAATGACTTACCCAAACATTACCACTAGAAATATCATTAATCTCCACTCTGTTGTTCGGTCTATGCCCCGTAACTTTCAGTCGATAGTAGTCACCCACATCACTTGGCAACCCCGCCACATTATTATCATTTTTATTTAAGTCAATGATAAGTTCATGGTAAATAGGCACTTTACTAGCAATTGCTTTTACACTACTATTTACAACGCCCTCTGCAATACCCATGCTTACATAGTCAGTCGTTGTAGGTGTAATATTAACCCAGTCTGTTCTGTGCATTTTTGTGTCGCTATCTTTGATATACAAACATCTGTATGTAAATGTTGTTTTATTCGGGCAGAATTCACACATCATTTGCGTTGAACTAACAGGGAATACTTTCATGTTACCACTCTTAGCAAATGACCATGTAGGCAGGTCTTGTGCCACTTTCATGGCAGTCCCAACATTAAACGTTGCAGACGCAAGCCAGTTAAGTTTTTTTAAAACATCGTCTAAAGTTGCACCAATACCGTAGTTACTGAATCCCATTTCACTTAATGAGGTGTAGTAAGCACCTACTTTATTTGCGATATTTACCATCATAGCCATGCTAGGAATAGCAAAACGTTCATCTGTGTATTCGTCTTTCAAGTTATACTCACTTAAATACTGGTGTCTGTTCCATACATCTCTTAAACTAGCATAGTAACGTAACATCCATATAAACACAGCTTTGTTACTTGTATAAATATCGTTCCACTGGTTATCAGGAACAGGACTTCTCACGATATCACTGTTTTCATCATTCCACAAGTCACCGCGTTTTTTAACGTGTTTCCAACCTACCTCATTAGTGTAACTTAAAGTGTAATCTCCTGCATAGTTGATACCCGCCCATGCACTGAATCCGATTGGTGTACTCTGATTGCCTACTTGTGGTGAATACGGTACTTGCATGAGTTCACACAGTTTTACACCACAGTCAAAGTTACGGTTGTTCTGTAAACCTTTCAGTCTGTAGTTCCAAATGTTAGTCGGACCTTTTTGATGATAGTTCATGAATGTGAAGTAATAATTTCCGTCACTTCTCTCATACTGTGAGATATAAGCTCTATAGGAGGCATTTTCATCAACATAAGCTCTAATACCTTGCGCGCCATATACATATGCATCAGCATGACCATAGTTTACACCCTTTAATGCCGCATCAACTGTAGGTTTCATTGAGTCTGTCCACCAGTTATAGTGTAAGTCAATACCGTTTGCATTCGCTTTCCAAGCGTGTAAGTCTTTTTCTCTGAACACATACGCTTCATAGCTTACATTAGGGTCACCACCAAGAGAGCGGATATATTCTTCAAGTTCTGTTCTACTCTCAACATCCCATGTAGAACCGTTTGCTTCATCTTTCGCATGGTTTCTGATATAATCCGTTGTCAGTGTCTCAATCTTTGTCTTGATTGATTCGGGAATTTCGTTGAAGTAACTGTATCCCTGTAATCCAAGCATCCAAGCATCAGGGTTTGCCATTGGGATTACGTGGATGCAAGTGTCGTTGTCAAGAATCTCACTCCACATGTCTATGCCACCATATACAGCATTTTTCGCTAACACTTCCATCTGTGCAATTGCAATACTAGCACTGCAATCTGTTCCATGAAATCCATTGAACACAAACATATGTCTTGTGGCTGTTTCTGTTCCGTACTCCATAGCAATCAAAGGTAAACCAAGAACAGATGTACCGATAATCTTTTTGCGTACCTTTGGATAGTTGAGCATCAGTGTGTCGATATCTTCTACCATCATATCGTAAGTGTAGTTACGAATCAGTTTTCTTGGAATTACTGCGTCAGCTAACTTGCTACCATCAGTGATGTTGAAGGTATTGATGTAATAACGTTCTGTCTTTAAATCGTTGAACATTTTGTACAGTTTCATGATTTGTTCCTCATAACTTAAAGAATCGTCATATGTGATAGGTAATACAGGATTACCAATGCCACACCCGTTTCTGTCAAAATTATACATATTCGTTCTCCTTTACCATAATAGCATAAATAAATCTTCCATTTCGTTTAGCAACATCTTGTCAATGTTTGTGAATGTATCACGGTAATGTTTTAACATTGTTCCATTGTCAAATACCCCACGATTACCTTGTACGATTTCAAAGTATTCGTTTAAGTTTGTTGCTTCATGGTTGATTGTATTTGTTGAATTGTTTACGTTTGTGTTCTCTGCTGTGTTCGTGTAACTTCCATTTGTTTCGTCAATTGTTGCGCTTGTAAGGTAAGTGTCATTTTCAAGACTTGATATACTACCCTGTGGAGTATCAGAAAATTTACTTTTTGTCTTACTAGCATTGCTGTTTGTCTGTTTTCCGTTGTCTGTTGTTGTGCTTTTACCTGTGCTGTCGTTTTTACTTTTGTTTGTGTCGTTGATGTTTCCTTTTCTAGTAAAATCCGTATCCCATAACGGATTGAACTCTAGCAAGTCACTAGCATACCATTTATTGTAGTATGGCATAATCGTGTTCATTTTGTCAGCAAGTTTCAATTTCCATAATCCAACTGTTTCGAAACCTATTTCTCTTGTGTAGAAATGTCTCAAAATCTTGATTTCAAGTACGCTTCTATATTTTTCATCAAAGATAGGATAATCAAAGTCGAATATCTTTTTGTGAACAGCTTTCAATATCTTTTCAATATCATTGTATCCTGTACTGTGTTCCAGTCGGTAAAGAGATTCGCAGATAAAGCGCACCTCTGTTGTGTAACTACTCATCTGCTTCATCCCCTTTCTGTAATGTTTCACGTGAAACATTCAGACCATCTAAACTGGTGTCAAGCTCTTCTCTATAGTCCACGCTGATATTAGTACCGAACATTTTGTTGATTTTCTCAACAGCTGTTTGACGCTCATGTAAACGACTAAACTTACTTGCAATACTACCACCTTGGGAACGGTTCACTTCGTCACTCACAAGTCGTTCACGTTTCGTAATGTTTACGTTTGAAATACCAAGATATGTCAGTGCTTCATTCCATATGTTCGTTTTCAACTCGTAAAGCTGTGGTGCTACGAATGGCGCATCGGTTCTAAGAGTTGTGATGCTATCTGTGTTCAACTGGTCACTTCCAAAGATAAAAGGCATTCCACCGTCATACTGTTGATACAGGTTAACCATTGATAAACGGTCATTTTCACCCGACTTGATAAGAATTGGCGTTTTCTGTGCATTAATGTTTACGTCAATCGTTCTGTCAATATTTGCTAAACGAAGAGCAAACATTTTACATGCTTCCACACTGTTTGTGTGTAACATATTGTTGTGAATAATCACGCTGTTTGTTTCGTTCAAGTCTTTTAAGTAGCCGTTTACTGCGTATGCTTTTGTCTTGATTGGTTCACGGTATACGTTTAATCTGCCATCAAGAGTCGCTTGCAAAAATAAGTTTCCAAGTACATCGTCATTGAAGTAAACTCCTGCACTATCCTCAAACAATGTCAGTTCCAAGAATCTAGCGTCAACTGTGTCGGGTAAATTCTTCCATTCGATACAAGAAATTGCAATTTCTTTTAGCCGATTATAGTAGTATTGCCATGATACACAGTTTTGCAATGCACTTGTAAAAAACTGGTTTTTATACTTGTTTCTTCTGTTTCTTCCCATTCTGTTATCACCTCTTTATGTTGGGCTATTATCGTATGAATAGTTGCCAATCTCTTCCCCATTTTCCCAAAATGTAATGCCACTGTCGAAAATCTTACAGATAACTTGCATATCTGGGGCGGGTACACTACCACGTGCCACACAACCACTTGTCTGAATGTAATTCCAGTGAGGTCTTAAACCTTTACCGCTACATACGTTTGGCTGTTTCACTCTGTTGCAAGCGTAGCCGAACATTGTGAAGAACGTATCAATGCTTCTAGCGTATTCATAAGGGATACACATTCTGCGATAAAATAGTTTGTTTTCTCCCTGCGCCACGAGCAAGTTACTGTTGCCAAGAGTTCCTCTGAATAAATCAGCTTGGATGCTTGCGGAATAATCTGCCGTTGTTTGATTCGTGTATTCGTTCATTACATTGGTAAAACTACCCACATACCCACTGATTGCACCACCGTAAGCTTGATTTTCACCCATTGTTTGAGCTCTACGAGAATCTGTTGGAGATAATTTACTGTTTTGTGCTGAAAGTTTACTATTTTGCAACCCTAAACCTAATTCAACTGTACTAGCTACACCACTTAGTGTACTATTCATAACAGTTTGAGCCATCTTAACCTTATTGATATAAGTATTCTGTGCTAGCCAAACCTTGTAAGCGTCATTATTCCAACTGCACATTGGAAAGTCCATCATGTTTAACGATTCCATTCGGTACGGTGTTTCTCCACTGCCTTTGTAGTGCGTTGGATATACACAAGCTTTTACAGGTGTATTCTTTGTCCCCTCTATTCTGAACCTAGGTGTTAAATCTTCAAAGAATTCATATCGCAATACAAGGCTGTTATCCACACCGTTATCAAACTGAAAATAGTTATACGGATAAGTATACATTTTCATGTTCTTTGGTATGTATCCGTTCAATGACGTTGTAGTAGGGTTCACAGGTGATATCTCTGTTCCATCTGAATCGTAGGAAGAACCAGTGTTTGTATTTTGGATTTTACCGTCATCAGCTTTTGACCCGATGAACATGGTTGGACACATCCACATAGCTACAATACTGTCAGGACTTTGCACGTATTTCAGGTTTAGTGCAAATAGCTTTTCTCTTTCAAGTTCCGATGTAACATCGAAAGCGTAATAGGTGCACCCCGAATATACACCCTCGAACAGTCCACCAATATTCTGTTCTTCATTATCGCAAATAGCAACTACAACAGAAAGATTTTTCAGTAGGTTGATACTTCCACCTGTGCTACCCTCAACATACTCTCCTAACTTCACGGGTTCAGGTAGAATGTTGTCACCGATTGCATCTGTCGCACTGTGTTCACGAACAACCATGCTGTCTCGAATGGTAAAGTCAAACCACCACGTCTGTAGAACATCTAGTACAAATGTAATGTAACAGGCGTTGTCATTTAGGTATTCTACACCAGTGATAAAGGCATAGAACCACTTTGAACCGTAGGAAGTGTTGCGAAACATCATGTAATTGCAGTCGTAACAATCGTCTGCGGATAGCTGTACTTTTGCGTAACCACGTTGCACACGCTGATAGGTTTGGCGTGAAAGTTGGTGCTTGGTTTTGTTCGCAAAGTAGGTGCTTTGTGCGGTTGCGTCTGTGAAGCGGATTGTGTGGTTGTAGGTTGGGTCAAGGGGTACGTTGGTTAGGAGTCGGATATCTGTTTTTGGTTCTATCAAGTTATTACCTCTCTTACTTAGTTAAGTAAACTAATTTTTTGTTAATTAAGAGCCATAAATAGTATTATCCCAGTCAATAGGTTTCAGCTCTTCTAAAGTGCTAATAAGTATTGGAGATATTCGCTCTTTATAAAATACCTCTAATGGGTGAGTCAAATCTGTTCCCCAATAGACTTTTTTGAGATTCATATTACTTTGTGACTTTGCTTTAAAATCCGCCACATTAAATGACCAAAGACGAGATAACGTGCGAATAGCGTTTGCTTTTTCTTCAAGTTTTGGTGTAGTATTCGGCACAAAAAATGGCGTGCATGGTACAATAATAATATTATGGGGTTTTTCGATTTTGTTAATCCCACTATAATCAATGTCCGTGTAATAACCGTTATCTAATGAAAGATATTTATAATATAGCTTACTAATAATCACATTAAATGCACCTGCAAATGTGTTTGTATCATGATTTTCAAGAGTCAAATCACCGATAACAACATCTGTATCATTCTGACCACCAAGAATTGTAATAAAATCGGCATCTGAGTTTAAAGCGTTAATTCTGGAATCCATCCACATAGAATCTCCACTTTCATTTGCATCACCACTCATTTTTGTACCACTAATTCCATGATTATAAAATTTTGCTAAACCAAAATATCTTTGTACCCAAGTTTGAAAAAAGCCTTGTCCTGTTAAACTATCGCCAAGACTATCCCCTATTTTATTTTCCCACCAGTTTACAATACTATTTTGTGGTTTTCTTTCAAAAGTTTTATAATGGTTTCCGTCTGTTGCCTTGAAAACATTTATATATCTTATTTTTTGGGTATCTGCTACGTTTGTCCATGTTTCCGTTGTGGTGAATTTAATGCAATTTACTTTTGATAACATTGGTGAACTAAATTTTTGTAATGCAAGAATGTTTTCAACAGCCCATGAAATATCATTGCCATTTTTAGTACCAAGTGACATTGTAATGTTTGTGCCATACTCCAACGCACTATTTTTTTCAAGTTGCATTTCCCATTTGTACTCTATATTATCTTCGAGCGAATAATTATTAATGTCAATAATGGTATCAAAATTACCATTTCTAAAAGATGCATATGTTTCGTCAATGTATTTATCTAAATTAACCTTTGAATTTCCAACTGAAATAATACTTTTTGTGGCTTCTATCTGATTGCTTATATTAGCAGTATTCTTTTTAATACTATTTCTGTTCTCTGTCACATCAGCTTGCAGTGCAGAAATTTCGGGGTCAAGTGAATCAATCTTTTCTAGAATTTCTTTATAGTTCAACAGCTCCCCCCGCTCTTGCACCCTTTCGGATATTCTCACCAATGGTATCAAACACCTTGCCATTCGCATCCACATTGTCTGCATAAACTTGTCTTTCCATGGTAGTTTTCCTTTCATAGTAAGAATGTTTCGCATGAAACATATTTCAGAATCATGCGAAACGTATAGATTAATTAAGTTTCTTAACTTTTGACTGTGTAGGTTCATCTTCCACAGCTTTTCCACCCTCTACTGCAAGTGCTACTGCATCAACCTTGTTAAAGGTAATTGTATCACCTACGTTAGATGTTGTTGTCAGTGCTTTAGCTGCTGTGTACTTGTAACCTCCGTAAATCATCTCAAGTGTAGTTGTGGTCTTTCCTGTGGGGAAGATAACTGCGCCATACTTGTGAATTGCAATACCATTAGTAACTGCATCCTGTGTTTGTACAAACTGGTATGCACCGTTCGCAAGAGATACATTATCGTCTTGCACCTCAAGCGTGAATACTGTTGCTTCTTCTGCAATATCCTTTCCACTAACTTTAACTGTTACTGTTTCAGGCGGGGCAATACTTGCATCATCTGTTACAAATGTAACCATGTTAGAGAACGGAGAAACCGCTACTGTCTTCCATGTATTGTAGAAGTAATTCCAGTACATACCGCTTGCACAATACTGGTCTGTCATTCTTGACAGGTTGTCGTATACTTGGAAGTAATTTTCATCCACAAGAACTGCTTTAACATTTCTCATAGCGTTGAGTTCATCTGCCGTTACTTCTTCGATAGAATCACAATTTGCACGAATGATATCAAATCTTTCATTATCAAAAGTTGTCCAGTCATCAATCAAGTGAAGCCTACCCATAAAGTCAGCTTTTTCCATGTGGAAAGCACTTGCAAGAACGTTTACATCAAATTTCGCGTTGTACTCGGCATCCATAAAGATAGCCTGTCTTGATTTTGGTGTTGTTGTTCTGACACCTGCTTGATTGTATTTCTTAGACATAAATGTAATCTTGTTAGAAATACCACGGTATTTACTTGCATCGTTTGTAAGAGTTGTACCATCACCGATTGAAACAGGTGATGTCTTACCATGTGAAATGGCTTTAATCAACAGGTACTTGAACAGTAAGAATTCATCGTACTCAACCGCTGTGTAAATACCGTCAACCAGTTTTGAAATAAATGAAGTAACGCCATCAATGGATGTGAATGCCATTTTAAGGTCTTCGTCTTGTATTGTAAGTGGGTACTGTGTTCTCCAGTTCATTACATAGAAAGCACTTCTCACGTCAGGAAGATTTCTCTTGAACTCTCTTGCTTCACCTTTTTCTGCGTCATACTCAACAACGTTTGCGATACCAACAAAGATATCCTCGATTGTTTCACCTGTTTGAAGATATCCCTTTTTAAGATGTGCATATGGGTTGTTGAATGTTGCACTTTCAATCACCACTTTTGCGATTCTGTTCATAAGTGCATTAAGGAACTGGTTCTGTAGTGAGCCGTTTCCGACAATGATTTCTCCGACTTTCGGAATCATTTTAGCATCAGTAATAACAGGAACGTTCTGCTGATACTCATAGGATGCATTCTCTCTGATTGTGTTAATGATTTTCAGAGAACTAGCATCAAGTGTAGTTAGTTTAACTCTGTGAGCCATTAGTTTACATCTCCTTTACTTAAATAATTCGTCAAAATTTTCTGCTACAATTTCCTTGTCTTTTTCTTCTTCCTCTTCTTCGTCTTTTGGATTATGTTCAATTCCTGCGCTATCACCTGCGGAAAAGAATCTATCTTTATATTTCTGTCTCCACATCTTGTCATTATCTTCATACTTTGTTTTCCAGTCTTCTCCGTCTGTATCTGATAATGAGTTGATTGTATCTGTTGCGTCCTCAATAAATTTTAAGGTGTCATCATCTGTACTGTCTTTTGTACGTTCTTTGATTAGATTAAGAAAATCTTCTTTCGATAAAACTGCCATTTCAATACCTCCTGTTAATTCCACCACCGATAATAGCGAACCACATAGGGAATTTTGATTTTGATCTGTACGGTGTACCACCGCCACCCCCACCACCTACGCTATAAAATCGGTACATTAAAACTGCGTTGTTAAGTATTTCTGCTTCCGTTAAGTATCTATCCTCTGCTATCCATCTGTTGATTGAAGTATCATTTGCGTGTGTCTGAATGTAATTATAACATTTATTTGCGTTCTGTATACGCTCTTCAAGTGCTGGAACACCAGGACGCTCCCAACATGACATAAAAGCTTCTGTTAGTCCTGCGATATCTGTGCTACTTGAATGTAAGAATTCGTCAAGTGATGAGATTCCATGGCTTGTGCCAATCCAGTCATTTTCCTCAATCAAGTATTGCATCTGCCCGTTAGGGTCTGTACTGGATAGTCCTTGTGAACTAAGGTAGTTGAGCAATGCTGTCTTTCTATCACCCGTCCACTGGAATAATCCGAAACCACCGCCACCACGCTCGTTAAGAGCAGGGTTGATATTGGACTCTCTCCAAGCGTTACCACATAGCGCAGAGATTACATAGATACTTGCACCAATTCCAGTAGCACCACCCTCGCCATATCTTAATAAGATAGGGAAACTGTTAGCTATTGATTCACTGTTGTTTATACTTACTTGGTCAGCCAGTGGTATGCCATTGGTGTGCGCCCCCATTGTGATGCCTTTTCCAAACCCGCCACTTTGATAACACATTTCTGTATGTCCGCTTCTTACTAAAATGTCAAATGGCTTCCATTCAATATCTTTACTGTCGTATTGTGTGAAGCCTAATCCTTTTAAGATGCTTACCATATTTCCAGTGTAGAATCCACTAATATTAAGTGGAAATCCTGCTTCGATTACTGCGTAACCCACAAACGTGGAACAATCATAATATGTGATACCATTCACTGTCTTTTGATATCGGTACTGTTGGG